TTAGTTCCTCGTAGCTTTAGTTACGAAGCCAGGCAGCAAATTCACTGCCGATGACTCGCACTGGTTGCCCCAGTGATCCCAGCCCGGCGCCGCCGACCGGCTGAACAACTCGATGCGCGGCACGTCACCATAAAGACGCTCTAATCGGTGGCGGGCTTCCCACGGCTTCGCGCTGTGACGGCCTAACGGGCTGTAGATAACCTGCTTAACGCTGGCATCTTTGCGTTCCAGCCCGGCGCCTCGAGTGGCGATAAGAAGATCTTCGGTGTTGGCCCGCGTATGGTTTCCGCCATTCATTCGTGTCTGCGTGTTAAGCAGTTGCAGAAAATCGTGAAAATCCATGATTTCGCCCGCTTCCAGCGCCTTGTTGATGTGCTGCTCTGCCAGCTGGTTGAGCTTCACCCACGTGAAGCCCTTCATTGTGCGAACCGTGAACCCCCACGCTTCGGCCAGCTCAATGGCCTCGCGGTTGTGGGTGCCGGTGTACCACATCGCCAGAACGGCGTTCTCTGCGGCCAGCTCCCACACAGGAAGGCGTTTCATATCGATCAGGCTCATGGTGTCGTAGTGGCTCGCCGCCGCGCCGTTGCTTGCCGTGTTGCCGTAGCTCCATGGGGGATCGGCATAAATAAGTGAATATTTCATCAATCCCCCCTGTAAACACCGCCGTGAACGCGGCGAAGTTCGCCGCTGTAGGGGCCAGAGTGGCCGCCTAAATCCACATCCGCCCAGCGCAAGCGCAACCGGTGGGGGAGGATACCGCCCGCCGCTATCGCCTGTTCCTCCTCGGTCGGCAGCGGCTGGGGGATTTCCAGGCCAAATAGTGCGGCCTGGTTAATAAGGCGGTGAAGTTCGATTCGCAGACGGGCGCGAATCCGTTCATCTGGATCTACTGGCTTCGCCAGGATTTGCGCTAACTGTTCTGTCGTCGGCTTCCCGGTGAGTTTCATCACTGCCTCCGATCAGAATGGGATATCATCGTCAAAGTCATATTCTGGCGCGCTCTGCTGCTGGCGCGGGCCGCCGCCACTGTATTGGGGCTGCTGCGGTGCGCCCCAGCCGCCTTGCTGGCGCTGCTGTCCGTTTTGCTGGCTCTGACCGCCGCCGAGCATCTGCATGGTGCCGCCAACTTTCACCGCAACCTCTGTTGAATCGCGGTCGCTGCCGTCCTGCGCCTGCCATTTTCTTGTTCTCAACTGACCCTCGATGTATACCTGTGAGCCTTTGCGCAGGTATTCCCCGGCAACCTCTGCGAGCTTTCCGTAAAGGACAACGCTATGCCATTCGGTGACTTCCTTCATTTCGCCGGTTTGTTTGTCGCGCCATGATTCGGAAGTCGCCAGGCGGAGATTTGCTACGGCGCCGCCGTTAGGGAGATAGCGAACCTCTGGATCTTGTCCGAGGTTACCGACCAGAATCACTTTGTTAACTCCACGCTGCGCCATTGCTTAAGCTCCTACTGTTTGATGTTCGTTTTGCTGGGCAGGCTGCGCCGCCTTAAGTTGGTTAATTCGTTGCTGCATTGCTTCACGCAGCTTGGTTTGAGTAACGCCATCGCCTGCGCACGCCTTCCAGGCGCGCTTGTAGACCGTATCCAGACGCGCACGATCCGTTGTTTCGCCCGCTACTTTCACAAAGGTTGTGTAAACCTCTGATGGCGTAAGCTCTGGCTTTTGCTGCTGGCGCTGCTGTTGGCGTGGTTGCTGCTGGCGCTGTTGCTGATTCCCACCCTGGCCGCGCTGCTGGTTACCGTTGCGCTGTAGTTGGCCGTTCTGGCGCGCGTGTTCGTCCGTGTCTGGATCTTTCGCGTCGTCGATTCCAAACAGGCCATTAAGGCAGTATTTGCGGGCGTAAGAGCTGGTGGCGCCGGTAACCTGCGCATCATCCATTCCCTTTTTGGTGATAGCTTCGCGCGCTAAGGCGCTGGCGCTGTGTGAGTTCTCGCCGTCGGTGATGGTGGCGGTCGCTCTGATGTAGTAGCGTTCGCCCAGTTGGATCACATCATCTGTGATGGACAGGAAAAGTCCGTCAAGCAGAGGTTTTACGGCATTTAAAATATCCTCGCAGCTGCGATAGCTGTAACCGCCAAAGCTGTTGTACTGGTTTTTTGGCGCGTTAAGTTCGGCCTGAATTTTGGCGAGGCGCGCGTAAAATTCCGGTTTGGTCATTGTTGTAACCCTGATTCATTTTTCGTAAACTCACCTGGTCTTACTTCCCGGTGAGACTTAAAGCCCTCCTGCTGCATCCGTGACAAGACCGCAGGAGGCGATGAGAAACCCGCTTCGGCGGGTTTTTTGCTTAGTGGCCCGGCACTCGCGGGGCGCTATCCACTAAAACCTCCACGATTTCTGCGCTGATGCGGGTTTTCGTGGTGAGCCTGTCCAGATAAAGCCCTTTTTCAACGTTTGCAGATGCGCGCCAGGTGCGGCCGTCATGGCGGATCAGCATTCCAGGGCGAACGTGCGAGCGGAACATGAAAGTAGTTACAGGGGCGGCTGCGTTATGCATGGCTGGCACCCTCCGCATGGGCTGGCATGGTATGAACGGCTACAACCGGTTGACCGTTCTCGTTGTCCACAATGCGGAAGTAGAGCGCATCGCAAACCGGGCAATTTGCCAGCGTGTCGGAACAATCACCAATTGGCGGGGTCATTGAAAACAGTGTTGCTTTACATGCGGGGCAAGCGTGGCGCACCAGTTCACGGCCTTCTGTCATTTGGCGGCCCAGCCACTGCGCGTACTGTGTGAACAATTTCGGGTGTTTAACGTCTACGTTTGCGACTTTCATTCCTTCGTTCCTTTCTTCATTTGCTGCTTTTGTGCTTGTTTCCCACAAACGGATCGCCGTGCTTTTCGCCCAGCGATACCAGTCACGCCCGGCTTCTTTGTAGGAATTTCCGAGCCGGACGAGTTCCCACGTTTCTTGCATCGCATCCGGTTTGTTATCAGCTATGGCCTGGCGGCCCTCGATCATCGCGTCGATTGCTTCGTTGATTTCCAGCGCTTCGGCGTGGGCGGCTTCTAATGCCTCACGGCGTGCTGCGCAATCCTTGCCCCCAAAAAACTCCGCGATGCGGCGGCGATGATTGATTTCCAGCGCCTCGGCGTGGTCGCGGTCAATTTTTGAAAGGCATTCATCTACTGCCCGCGCCAGGTCTAAAAGGCGCTCTACGGTGCCGTTAATACGGTTGGTGATGCAGTCCTGAATAGCTGCCCATACAGATGCGGTAACGCGACGGTTTGGGCTGTCATAAGGATTTATAAAGCCGTCTTTGGTGTGACGCAGTCCGGTCAGCGTCATGTGTTTGCGGCGCAGGTCGATATGCACGGCGGCAGTAAGAGATTGCAGAGCCTTAAGTTCGCTAAAAGACAGGGTGCGGATATCAATCATCGTTTAGTCCTCTGGTTTGCCGTTGTCGCCCGGCTGGCGGAACATTTTTGATACTGGCGTTATGCCGATGGAGTAAATCCTATACCCATGAGTTTAGATAAACAAGTCTCATGGGTATAATTTTTTTGTGGAAGGGTTATCGAAGGAATAGCTTTAAGATTTGTTCAGGGTATAAGCAGGGTGTGAATGCCCGCCAAAATCATTAACTATGCAAGCTTGACCATCGGGGGAGACTAATTTAAGTTGTAACAACTGTATATATATACAGGTGTTAATTTTGTGAAATCAACGTAATAGGAGGGAGAAAATGCCTGATGCAATGTTGCGCACCGCGCCGGGAGTTTACAGAGAGGTGGTCCCGGCAAATCAGCATTGCCGGGTGCTCGGGGGAAAAATTTATCTTCGGAAAGAGCGGGCCATGAAAACTATCACGCCCAGTATTTCTACATTTTCGTCGATTGGAACAAGGCCAAGGCGGGAGTCTCCGACATCCAGATAGTTCTGCGGCCCTCGCGTGAGATATCTGTATGCCGAAGATTTGCCATTTATTCGTGCATAAACAAAATCGTTATTTGCTGGAGATTCACCAGCATCAACAACTATCGTGGAACCCTGGGGCAGCTCGGGGAACCCTGTTTCGTAATTGAGTTTATAGGCTTTTGAATTATTTGGGTTAATTGCTTCCGGAACAATTGCCACCCCTATTTGTTTTTCGCCCTCATCATAGAGAGGGAGTGCGATAGTTCCTTCATAAGCCATCGGGCTGACATTGCCAGATTCAGCTTGCTCGGCCTTCATACTGCCCACCCCATGTGCGAGCCATTCAGGGCGCACTCCCAAGGCTTTAGCAAGGTCAACGATCTTTGCTGAACTTTGTGTTCTTCCAGAAACAATTTTCCAAACCGTTGGCTGGGATACGCCAGCCGCCTCCGCAAGAGAAGCCTGGCTGAAGCCGCCAGCCGCCATTGCAGTTTCAAGTCTTTGAGAGAGAGTCGTTTTCATATCCTCAAATTATAACCGGGGGTTTAAGTAGTCAAATAACCAAGGGATTGACTGATTCTATAACCATGAGTATTATTGAGAAACTAATAACACCTATGGGTATTGATGATGAACGAGTACATTGCAAAGGCAATCCAAATCGCAGGCTCCCAAGCCAAGCTGGCCGAGCAGGTTGGAGTGTCACAAGTTAGCGTCTGCCGTTGGCTTAACAACAAGAAAAAAGTTTCTCCAGAGCGTGTCATAGCGCTTGCTAAGGCAACCGGAGGCGTTATCCAACCTTATCAAATCCGTCCTGATCTCCCGATGCTTTTCCCGCATCCCAAAAATTAAGTTTCCGCTTTGCGCGGCCATTTCCATCAAATGAGCAAGTAGTAAAAAGGAAGTATCAACGATGAAAAACACACACAAACGCACAGATAGCAAGGCGTTGAAATTTGAAACAATTATACGAAGTGGGATTGCGGCTCAAGGGGTCGCGCAAGTGGCAAAGCAGATGGGTATTCACCATTCCCAAATTAGCCGTATGCAGACCGGGAAAAATTGTTTCGTAGAGCGTGCCGCAAAGCTGTTAGCCGTTATCGGCTTCGATCAGTCAGAGGAGACGGTGATTATCAAGGGGCAACAAACAGCACAACTTGCTCAAGCACTTATTTCAATGCTGGACAATTTAAAGATCGAAGCCCCGGACTGCGCGAACAGTTCCGAGGCTTCTGAGTGCAAAAAACCTACCAAGTAATTTGCGAGGAAAGTATGACAAATCGTAGTCAGGTTTGCCACGTTGTTATGCGCAAACGCGCGCACAGAAATCAGGAGCGCGCCCTATGAGCATGAGTTTAATGGCAAAGGCAATGGGGATCAGCGTGGGGAACCCACTTCGAAAACTGGTGCTTATCAAACTCGCCGATAACGCGAACGATCAAGGTGAGTGCTGGCCGTCCTATCAGCATGTTGCCGACCAGTGCGAAATCGGGAGATCCACCGTAAAAGGCCATATTCGCGCACTGGAAAAAATGGGTTTGCTTCGCAGGGAGTACCGCAAAAACGGCGATCTGAACCAGTCAAACCTGTTCTATCTGACCTTAGATAATCCGGTCAAAAAAGCATCTGGCAAAGGTGGGGCTGGAACTGCCCCAGGTCAGGAACTGCCCGAGGGGGTGGGGCAGGAACTGACCGGGGTGGGGCAGGAGCTGCCCGAGGGTAGGGCAGGAGCTGCCCGAGGGGGTAGGGCAGGAGCTGCCCCCATAACCAGTCACTCTTTAGAACCAGTCAATGAACCTATTACATCAGAGAACGCTACCGCGTCCTCTGGCGCGATGAAGAAACAAGATGATTTGATTGTTTCTGTAAGACCTGATGCGGCCATTCAATCACCAAAGGGCGATAAGTGGGGAACGGCTGATGACCTCCGCGCGGCGCAATGGATATTTGGCAAAGTCCAGGATGTTGCGCCAGCGGCTAAGAAGCCTAACTGGGCAGCCTGGGCTAACGATATTCGCCTGATGCGTGGAGCCCTGAAAGTTACCCACCGGGAGATCTGCCAAGTGTTCACCTGGGCGAACGCGGATCACTTCTGGCAAACGAACATCCTTTGCCCTGCCAAGCTCCGGGAGAAATGGCCGACGCTAACCGCGCAGATGTTGCAGCCGTCACGCCATAGAGTCGCGGTGCCGCAGCCGCAAGCCCCGCACTGGAATAGCCCGGAAGCCTGGGAGGACGTTCTATGACTCAACAACTCATCCTGGCCATTGCGCACCGCGATAGCCGCACGCTCTCCAAACTGGCCGACAAATACCATCCTGTGCAGGAGTCGCCAACGAAGGGCGTAGTTAACACTGAGGCCCAACGCCTGGTTGATGCACTGTTTCGCCAGCTTAAGCAGGTTTTCCCGGCGGCGAACGCTACCAGCCTTCGCACCGAAGCAGACGAGGCGGCAGCAAAACAGCAATGGATTCTGGCATTCGCAGAGGGCGGCATAGTCACCAAGCGACAGCTATCCGCAGGCATGAAACGCGCCCGCGCCAGTCTTTCTCCATTCTGGCCGTCGCCTGGGCAGTTTATCGACTGGTGCCGGGAAGGCGAATTCGAGCAGGCCGGGCTGCCTTCGGTGGCTGAACTTCTGGCAATGGTGCGCACCTACTGCGCGCGACGTGGCCTTTATGCCTCCCCAACGGATTACCCGTGGCAGCAAGCGGCCCATTACTGGCTGGTTACTGGCCTGTATAGCGGTATGCGCCTGAACGGCTGGACAGAGCAGGAACTGGCCGAACAGGCAAAGGCGGAGCTTATAAAAATGGCCCGCCGCATAGCCAGTGGTGAAAGCATCCCGGAGCCCGTGCCGATGATAGAGCAGCCGAAGCTGCGCCCTGTTTCCCGTGAGCGGGGTTTAGAAATCATCGCGCATATTCGCCGCGACCTGCTGAAAAGACGAGTTACGAATGTTGAATGAGGTTGATTTTATGACCGGACGCCAGGCAATAGAGCTTTACCTAAAAAAACACTCCACCTTCACTAACGAGCAGGTGGCCGCCGCTTTTAACGTGAGCTGGGGAGCCGTGGCCTACGCCTCCCGCAGAATGGCCTATGATGGCGAACTGGTGGTGATGGAGCGACGCCACAAATGGGCTGTATACCGCCGCCCGCAGCAGGGTGACGACGAGCAAATCAACACAGTTTTTGATGAGTGCAGGGCCAGCTACGCAATGCGGCGCGTGCTGTGTGTGTACGGGGCTATGCCACCAGCGAAGGTATTTAGCGGCGCAGAAGGCAGGGCATGACGTTACGGAGCTAAATACCTGCGAAAGCGAACCGCTGACGCCTTTTTGCCTCATAAGACGGGCAGTCAGGGGTTGGCTTGACAAAGCGGCAGAGAGCGCCAATTTAACCCCTTAAAACTGATGGTTAATCACTGACCGGCTGGAATGGCCGGTCTTTTTTATATAAACGGGGCTTTCAGAGCGAAAGCTGACGATCATCAACATAACGTAGCATCGCAAAATGGCGTGTGTTGCCTCTAAGCGCACATTTACGCACAATATCGCTGCGGTCTGAACAGCCGCAGATACTGGCGTCACTGGAGAAATAAACCGTGGCGCATAAACACCAGAAAAAATCATTTCCAGTCCTGATCGCCGCCCCATCAGCGACCAGCGATTTCTTGCATTTTACGGCGTGCCTCTGCGGGGGTGCGGCTTGAAATTTCCTAAAGACGGCGTAAGGCTACATAAAACCAACTTTGCGGCTATCGGCCAGCAATTACAGCCCCTGCTGGAAGATGGTGAATGCTACCGCCTTATCATCAAGCCCTGGCGTGACAGCCGCAGCCTCTCACAGAACGCGCTGGCGCATTTGTGGTTTGAAGAAATCAGCGACTACCTCACTAAGCGCGGTAAAGCCTTTGCCTCTCCGGCGTGGGTTAAGGACGCGCTTAAGCATTCTTATCTCGGCTACGAAGAACGCGACATGACCGACGTTATAACCGGCGAAAAAACCACGATCCGCTCCCTCCGGCACACCTCCGATCTTGATACCGGCGAAATGCACTTTTTTCTCACGCAGGTAGAGGGCTGGGCGCTGAATATCGGTTGCCGACTCACCATCCCCAACGATTGCCATTATGCGCAGCTGCGCGCGAGACAGGAGGCGTAACCAATGCGCAAAACATGGTTTGAACACACAGATTGTACCTGCGCCGAGGCTGACGAGCTGATGGCCCAATACCGCAAGCGCGGCGTGAAGGTTGAGCGCTTCCTGTCTGCTGACTGCCGTAAATTCATTGTGCGTGCCGAGTTGCCGGAAAGCTTCAGCGAGCCGCGCCCCAGCAGAACCTATCAACAACGGATTTGGGGATAAGCCACCATGACAAACACGTATGAATTTTGCCTCCCGTTCCCGCCGAGCGTTAACACATACTGGCGCCGCCGTGGAATGCAGTACTTCATAGCGCCGAAGGGCCGCGAATACCGCCGTGCAGTCATGGAGATTATTCGCCAGCTGGGCCTGGATAATCAGTCTAAGGCGCGCATGAAGATAAAGATCATCGCAGACGTGCCAGACCGCCGACGCCGTGATCTGGACAACCTGCTGAAAGCTGTTTGCGACTCGCTGGAGCACGCCGGGTTTGTTCTCGATGATAACCAGTTTGACGAAATTCATCTCAAGCGCGGCGAGGTAATCCCTAGCGGTCGCCTGGGCATCAAAGTTACGGAGGTCGAGCAGTGAGAGCACAGGCTTATGAGTTTATCCGCCAAGAGCTGATCATGGCGACGGCAGATCTGAGCGGAAGCACAAAGGGCCAACTGGTGGCGTTCGCAGAGAATGCCCAGCTGATCACCAACCGCTACAAGCGCAAGCCGCTGAAAGTGACCGACCCGGAGACAGGCGAACTGGTGACCGTCTGGAACGAGCCCGTGTCGGGCGTCCAGTCTCGCGCGAAAGGCTCGCATATTCCGCTGGTGCTGCCGGTCGAGTTTGCCACCGCAAGCTGGAGGCGCGCCGTGCTGGCGCTGGAGCCACACGAAACCGCCTGGCTGATGTGGTGCTATTCTGACAACACCCGCTACGCCTATCAGGTAGAGATCGTGCGCTGGGGCTGGAAAGCATTCAGCGCGCAACTGAACGGGAAACGCATTGCAGCCAAAACGCTGGCGCGCCTGCGGGCGCTGGTATGGCTGGCTGCGCAGGATGTTAAACGCGAGCTGCGTGGCACGACCGAGCACTGTTATCAAGCAAAGGAACTTGCAAAAATCGTGGGGGTTAGTAAATCAACTTGGTCTGAGGGATTTGCTTTATGGTGGATGCAGCTACGTAGGTGTTACCATCATTTCGACGAAGCAGCTCTACTGAAGCTTACAAAAATGCGCTCAGAGCAAAGAAGTCGAAATTCTTAATTTTTCATTATATTTCAATCGCTTAATGGTTTTTTTTAAAGATCTTTTTTCTTATCGTTTTAATCGGCAAGTTCTTATCTACTTTTAGGAACTACTACTGTACTATAGTTACTTAGTGAACAAGATGTATGGGTAGTAGTACTGTCAAAGTACTTATGTTTGCTTGTCAAATATACTGATTGTATGTATTGCCTTTGCATGTTAGTTTACCCGGACAAATTTTCAGGGTGTGGGTTGAAAGGCCTCAATCAGCATCCTATGTTAGTAATATGAATGTAATCGCACATACATAAACCCAAATGAGAGGAATCGCTTATGCTGAAACGTCATATCTTCAATGAAGAGAACTGGGACGTTTAGTACCTGTTCTCTTTAGGTTAGATTTAGTAAGATGGGAGCCTTCGGCTCCCATTTTTTATGGTTAATAATGACTAACTTCATCCTGTCCGGCCTGTCATCTTTTTGGGCTTTTCTTGTGGGCATTTGGGAATCCAGCCCTACCTTTTATCCCGGCCTTGCCGGTGCGTTGATTGCAGTGACCAGCATACGTAACCAACGCAGGACATCTCGTGAAAAAAACTCTTTAGATTTTGAAGCCGCCTACAAGCGTAATAAAGAGGTAGTAGACGCTTGGACAGAAGTGTTGCGCATTTATAAAGATAGAGCGAACTTCCCGATAGCTGACTGGGGAAGAGATGAGAACTCACAGACTGATGGCGCCAAGGCATTGAAGATTATCTTCAATGAGTGGGAGCGTTGCGCAAACGCAGTAAACAATGACCTTTACGACGAACAATATTTATACAAAGTGTACGGTTCAACATTGATTTTTCTTGATGTACATTTTGAGCCATATATGGAAGAGTGTAGAAAAAGAAACCCTAGATTTTATAGAAATATGAAGTGTTTAGCTTTGAAATGGCGTGTAAGACGGGCCTATGAAGACTCCGAAAATGAAACGAAGGAGTACAAAAAACTCTTAAAAGAAGCACAGGAGCTGGTAGATAAGCTTCACGCTCAGTTTTAAACTCCCGTTAGGGCATTTTCAGTTAAGATCTTGCAAAACCGAACTAAACAGGGTAGATTTTAGAGGAATTTGCTATTATCGCCGAAATTATAAAAACCCGCCTTTAAGCGGGTTTTTGCGTTTATGCTCTGTGATTCATAGAATCGGCCAGACGCTCTTTCAAACCATCCCGTAATGCCTGAGCAAGCCTTGCCTCGTTCGGATGGCTGGTGGAGTCACAATAAGCCAACCCATCAATAAGCCGGTAAGCCGAGTCAAAGAATTTTTCGCGCTGCTTTTCGTCGAGGGCGTCAAAGAGCGCAGTCATGATTATTTTGCTGGTGATTTCATCAAGTTCTTTATGGTTTAAGTCCATGTTATAGCCCTTTTAGTTATGTTAACGGGGCAATTTTAACCCTTTGCTTTTATGAGGTTAAATCCTCAATGCAGGATTTCGAACTGTTATGGCTCGCTTCGGCGGGCCTTTTTTATATTCGCGCCACGCCCGGCGCATGACGTAAATAACCCATTATGACTGAACCCCTGACTGTATCAGCGGGCTTCGCTACCGGTACGGCTGGCATCACCATCGCCACCTTCTTCCCGGAAGCGACGCCTGCGGTAATGCTGTGCTCGCTCGGCGGTGCGGCGCTTTACGTGCTGTCTGCCGATGAACATGAACCCTGGAAACAAATCATCTTCGCGATCATTTCGTTTATTGGCGGTATGTACTGCGCAGGCACGGCGGCTGACATCATCACCGCCTTGATCAATGCCGCGCTTCATAAACTGACGCCGCCGGTCACGATTACCGTATCGCGCCCTGTCGGCGCGCTGGTGGCTTCCACCATCTCTGTCGCTGTGCTGCTGCGCGTTCTTGCCCGCTACCGTACCCGCAAGGGGGAGGGCAGTGAATGAATATCGATGTTCTGCTTTTACAGGCTAACGCGCTGGTTTGCCTGGTAACGATGCTGCGCCTGCTGGTTGTTCGTAAGCGTGAGCGGAGCCGTTTTATCTCGCTTGTGGCCTACGCGCTGATCCTCGCCTGCGGCTGGAAAGTCTTCCGTATCTGGATGGGCGCCGGTCAGACAGACCTGGCGCAGTTCGTGATTAACCTGTCGTTGTGCGTGTCGATTCTCTGCGCACGCGGCAAGGTTTCAAAGGTTGCAGGAGGTTTCAATGCAGACCAGTGAAAAGGGGCTGGCGCTGATTAAAGAGTTCGAAAGCTGCCAGCTTAAAGCGTATCGCTGCCCGGCAGGGATCTGGACTATCGGCTATGGCTGGACACAACCGGTTGACGGTAAGCCTATACGCCCAGGGATGGAAATTGACATGCCCACGGCGGAACGCCTGCTGAAAACCGGCCTGGTTGGTTATGAAAATGACGTAATGAAGCTGGTGCGGGTGAAGCTGTCGCAGGCGCAATTCGACGCGCTGGTGTCATTTACCTATAACGTTGGCTCCCGCAATTTTTCCACCTCAATGCTGCTAATAAAACTGAACCGTGGCGATTTTGCCGGTGCTGCCGATGAGTTTCCACGATGGAACAAATCACGCGGGAAAGTGCTGAACGGCCTGATGCGTCGGCGCGCTGCCGAGCGTGAGTTATTCCTGTCATGAGCAAAATGATTACCGGTGGGCTGTTGCTGGCAGTCGTGGCGCTGGGCTGGGCTGCTGATCACTACTACGGAAAAGCAATGGACTGGCGGGATAAATACCGCACCGCGTACAGCACCACACAGCAGCAGGCCGATACCATCGCCACGATGAATGTCCGCCAGCAATCCCTCGCTGCCCTCGATGCAAAGCACACGAAGGAACTAGCCAATGCGAAGAATCAGATCCGCGCTCTTGAGCGTGATGTTGCTGCTGGCCGTAAGCGGTTGCAGCTCAACGCCCGTTGCCCCGCCATGCCAGTGGGTGAATCCTCCGGCGCCACCGGTATGGATGATGCAGCCAGCCCCAGACTTACTGACTCCGCTCAACGGGATTATTACACCCTTAGAGACGGAATCGCAAAAGCACGCCAGCAAATAGATGGTTTGCAGGAATATATACAACAGCAATGCATGCCTCACAATAACCAATAAAATCAAACGGTTATATTTGATTTGTTATTCGTATATATCCCTCATAACCGCTTTACCTAATTCAATATTATGTGGCAATATAACCCTAAAAATTAGAAGGAATGCCACATGTCTAAAATAACTGTTAAAGCTGGGGCCGACCACTTAGCTGATCTAGCTTGCGCAAAACCTGTAACCGCTATCAGCGAATTAATTTGGAATGGTTTCGATGCAAAATCATCAAGAATAGAAGTAATAATTAACAAGAATCCCCTTGGTGAAGGCATTGATGCTATCTTTATTAAAGATAGCGGAACAGGGATAATCTTTGATAAAGTTACAGATTATTTTGGTAATTTAGGTGAGTCTTGGAAAAAAAGAGCAAAACTTGAAGGCGATCGCTCCTTGCATGGTCAATATGGAAGAGGTCGATTCAAAGCTCTTTCTTTAGGTGGGAAAGTTGTTTGGCGAACCGTTTATGAAAAAAATGATAAGCTTTATGAATACACTATTTCAACGGATGCTAATCGAATTAATGATTTTACTATCACTGACCCACAAGAAGTAATTTTTGGTAAGAAAGGCACTACTGTAGAGATTTATAATGTTGATAGTAAAGTCTCATATTTGCTCAGCGATGAAGCTATATTGGATATAACTTTGGAATTTGCCCTTTTTTTAACTGAATATCCGCTCAGACAACTTATCGTTAACGGCGAATCAATCTCACCTGAGCAGGCATGGCAAGATAAAAAAGATTATATAATTGGCTCCCTGGAGTTACAGAATCAAGATAATGTCAATGTTTCTTTGACAATAATAGAGTGGGCAAAAAAAGTTAATAGAGAAATTTACTATTGTGACTCTAATGGTTTTTCCTTTTTTAAAGAAAAATTAGGCCAGTTAATTCGTGCTCCTGGTTATGATTTTACACTTTATGCGAAGTGTGATTATTTTAAAAAAATGAGCGAGTCGAATGAGCTTAGCCTAGGAGATCTCGTACCGGAAATAAAAATCATCAAAGATGCTATTATACAACAGGCTAGGATGCATTTTATTGATAAAGCATTTGTGAAAAAATCATTGATAGTAGAGTCTTGGAAAGAGCAGGATATCTATCCTTATCATGAGGATGATTATTTTGATGCGGCAAGGAATGTAGAGAGAAAAGTATTCGATATTTTGGCTGTGAATGTGCAAAGTTACTTAAAGAACTTTGAATCCTCAGACAAGAAGACTAAAAAATTTACATTCATGCTTTTGGCGCAAGCAATCAAACAAAACCCTGCTTCGGTACAAAGAATTATCTCAGAAGTGTTGGGGTTGAAAACTTGTGAGCAAGACGAGTTGGCTGAGTTACTTGAAAGAACCACCCTATCTTCCATAATCAGTGCTTCGAAAATAGTTTCTGACAGAATAAATTTTTTGAATGCGCTCGATAATTTAGTACATGATCGTGAAACCAAAGATTCTTTTTTAGAGAGGGATCAGCTACATAAAATTTTAGAGAAAGAAGCTTGGGTGTTTAGAGATGATTTCTATTTAGCTGGCTCAGAAGATAGACTTGAAACCGTTCTAAAAAAACATTTAAAACACTTAGGAAAGCGGTTTGATGAAGAGGAGTACATGGAGCCAGTTATTTTGCCTGGAGGCAAAAGAGGCCGGGTTGATTTAATGTTTGCAAAATGCAGGCAGCCATACGAAGGTTTTACTGAGTATTTGGTTGTTGAATTAAAAAGGCCATCACAGAAAATTGACTATGATGTTGTTGGTCAAATAGAGAAGTACGCAATGTCCGTTTGTTCAGATGAACGTTTTGATCATGCTAATTCAAAGTGGACATTTATTGCTGTGTCTAATTCCATGGATGATTTTGCTGCAAGAAAAGCTAGAACTCGTGGTTGGCCTAAAGGTAAAACCATGGATGATGCTGAATTCAATGTCGAAGTATGGATTATGACCTGGGCAGAAGTAATTAATGCTGCAAGAGCAAAATTAAGTTTCTTTAGCAGGCAGCTAAATTATGAGGCAACTCGGGACTCAGCAATTTCATACTTAGAGAAAACACATAAAGATTTCATTCCTGTGCTGCCTGAGAAAGAGGAAAGTGCTTAACCTCAGTCTTAGTCCCCCTTCTAAAAGAATAGGCCCCGCAATAGCGGGGCTTTTTTATGGGAGAAAGAGATGGACATGACATTCATGCTGGCTGCTTACAGCGCCGCAGGCGTAACGCTGCTGCTTATCGCTGGCGGGTGGGTGACCGTTCGTGAGTATTTCAAGCGTAAGGCCGCAGAGAAACAGGCAGAGATTGATGCGCTGGTGGAACAGCGTCTTGCATAAAAGCAGGGCCAGAGCTAAAGCGCCAATTAAAAAAGCGATTACCCCAGCGGGCGGTGGGGCTAATAACACCCGCAGCATAAGCGCCGGTTGGCTCCCGGCCTAATCCTTGCCGGTGGCTTATGCGGACAGCCGGAAAGACGGCATGTATTACAGAGGCTCTTTGCGCGCCGAAGGAATTAATAATTTTATTAATGTGACAGAAAACTTTACTCTGAGTTGCCAGAATCAATCCTATTTCCATTTACCTTACGCCCATACTGAAATTTTTCATGAAAAGTTCTATCTGATGTAACCATAACAGCAGGGTTATTAAAGTTAAGATGATTGAATTGGTCAGCAGTTATATCGATGATGTAATTTTCGTATTCAAGCCACATATGATTGTACCTTGTTATTTCATGAGAAGGATACAGATCACCCGAACACAGATCTGCATCGATTCCAAACTTCCTTTTTAGAACCTTTTTTAATTCTACTGAGGCATCACCGCACCATCCAGTTGGAAATCTTTTGCCCCTAATGCTTTGATTTTCCTCAAAATTTTTCCTTACCTCTTTGCAGGCAAGCAATATGTCATTCTGATCTGGAATACTCATTTTTAAACTGTAAATTCCGGTTGGTTATTAATTGAACATTAAACGATAGGTAATTACGTAAGAATATGGCACTCACCGGCAAACAAGAAATGTTCTGTCGCGAGTACCTCATCGACTTAAACGCCACACAGGCGGCGATTCGGGCGGGGTACAGCGTCAAAACGGCTAACCGCACCGCCTCCGAAAACCTGTCAAAACCTGACATCCAGAACAGAATCGCCGAACTAAAGAATAAGCGCAACGAGGACGTGGGTATAAATGCTGCTTATGTGCTCCAGCGCCTGGTTGAGATTGATCAGATGGACGTGGCCGACATTCTCAACGACGACGGCTCGTTAAAGGCTGTTAGCCAGTGGCCTAAATGCTGGCGTATCACGCTACAGGGCATCGACCTGGCTTCGACTATTCGCAATTTTGACGAGGAAACCGAAGAAACGATCCTTAAAAAGATTAAATGGCCGGACAAAGTTAAGAACCTGGAACTGCTTGGCAAACACGTAGATGTTCAGGCGTTCCGCGAACAGGTGAAAACCAATCACACCGTTGATGCACTTTCCGACCTGATGGATGAGCTTTCAGGGGGTGCCTGATGGCGCTTAGACCTGAACACCTCGCACGGCTTAGAGACAAGCTCTGGCGGCTTAACCACCTGTACTGGATCACCGACAAACGCGGGAAGCCGGTACGTTTCAAAATGACCCCTGAGCAGTTGGCCTACTTCGAGGGGATGCATACACGAAACATCATCCTGAAAGCGCGCCAGCTCGGCTTTACAACGCTGGTGTGCATCATTCAGCTCGATGCCGCGCTGTTTGAGGGCGCAAAGTGCGCGCTTATCGCTCACACCCTCAATGACGCAAAGCGCCTTTTCCGGGAGAAAATCAAATATGCCTATGATCGACTGCCTGCTGAGATCCGGGCGGCTAATCCTGCGTCTAATGATGCCGCTGGTGAGCTGGTTTTTAAGAAGGGCGGCTCGCTCTACGTTTCGACGTCTTTTCGTGGCGGCACGCTCCGCTATCTTCACGTTTCCGAGTTCGGGAAGATCTGCGCGAAGTACCCGGACAAGGCGCGCGAAATTGTCACGGGTGCTTTTGAGGCTGTTTCAGCTGACTGTTTCACGACGATTGAAAGCACAGCAGAAGGCCGCGCGGGCTATTTCTTCGATTATTGCCAGCTTGCGGAAAAAGCGGCGTTATCTGGTGCTCCCCTCTCTCAACTGAGCTGGAAATTCTTCTTTTTCAGCTGGTGGATGAACCCCCAGTATGCAATCGACCCCGTAGAGCCGCTATCGCAGCGCCTGCGCGATTATTTCGATGAGCTGGAGGCAAAGCACCGCCTTACGCTCAACGACCGCCAGAAAGCGTGGTATCAGGCCAAAGAAACCACCCTCGGCGACGACATGAAACGGGAATACCCCTCTATCCCTGCCGAGGCGTTCCAGCAGTCCGTTGAAGGCGCTTATTACGCGAAACAGTTCGCGTTTCTCTACGCACAGCGCCGCATCGGCCAGTTGCCGGATAACGATCACCTTCCTGTTTACACGTTCTGGGATATCGGCGTGGGTGACTCAACGGCGATCTGGTTTGTGCGCGTGGTGGGGAACGAGTTCCACATCATCGACTACTACGAGAACAGCGGCGAAGGGCTTCGCCACTACATGAAGATCCTCAAGGAAAAGGGCTACACCTACGCCGAACACTGGGCGCCCCACGATATCGACAACCGCGAGTTTGCGAACGACGGCAAATCCCGCCGCCAGCTTGCGCGTGAGGGCTATGAGGTGGACGGCGAAATCTATTCCATCTCGTTCAGTGTGGTGCCGAAGCTCGGTGTTGCAGAGGGGATCGAGCTGGTGCGCGAAATCCTGCCCCGCTGCGCCTTTGACAGCGTGAAATGCGAGGAAGGGATAAGCCACCTGGAAGCCTACCGCAAAGAGTGGGATGCCAAACGCGGCTGCTGGAAAGACAACCCTTTGCACGACTACACCTCGCACGCTTCGGACGGTTTCCGCTACTTCGCTGTAGCGATGAGCCGCACTAAACCGGCGACAAACATCAAGATAGGAATTAGCTACTGATGGCAGACATGAACATCGACTTCCACCATCCCGCCTGGTCAGAGTTCGCCGACGAGTGGCAGATGGTGGCCGACTGCGTGGACGGTGAGCGCGCTATTAAGCGTAAAGGCAAGCGCCGGATGGTGTACCTGCCGCATCCCTCCAGCGACTGGCAGACCAGCGATCCCCAGTGCATCCGTTACGATGCCTACGTGAAGCGTGCGCCGTTCCTGAATGCCACCGGGCGCACCTTACAGGGGCTGCTGGGCATCGCGTTTGCCAAACCCTTAAAGATTGAGCTGACCGGCGCGCTGGATGTGCTGGCGGGCGACGTTGACGGCCAGGGCTTATCACTCGATCAGCTGGCGCGTGATGCGGTATCGCAGAACCTGCAAAAAGGCCGGGCCGGTATCCTGACCGACTATACCGGCAGCGGCGAGCAACCGCTGGCGCGTACCGGCCGCCCGCTGCTGAAACTCTACAAAGCCGCGCAGATCATTAACTGGCGCGTGACCAACGGCAAAACCTCCCTTGTCGTGCTGAAAGAGTGGGAAGCCGTGGATCTGCCTGACGAGTTCCGGCTTGAGCTGCGCCTTAAGTGGACAGAGCTTCGCCTGATTGGTAGCAAGGCCCATGTGCGCATCTGGAAGCAATCCGCAGAGGACGGCGTGAAGGCTACCAACCTGACACCGATTCGCGACAAGGCGGGCATGACGCTGACCGATCTGCCGTGGTCATGGATTGGCGCGGCCAATAACGACCACACGCCGGATGTTCCGCCGCTGGCGGATATCGCCTCGATGAACATCAAGCACTACCAGGCCGAAGCGGATATCGCAGAGATCGCCCACCTGTGCGGGAATCCGACACCGGCTGTTTCTGGACTGACAGACATTTGGGCAGATAAATACCTGAAAGAAGGAATTTGCGTCGGCTCAACAACCGGCGTGCTTCTGCCTCCTGGCGCGAAGCTCGATATCGTCCAGGCAGAAGATCGCAACCTGCCGATTGTCGTCGCCGAACGTCGCGAAAAACAGATGGCGATGCTCGGCGCGAAGCTGGTGGAGCGCGGCACCGCAGCCAGGACAGCCACGCAGGCCGCCGATGAGGCGCAGACCGATAACTCTATCCTGTCTCTCTGCGTGGGGAACGTGGAAGCCGCCATAAATCGCGCGCTCGCGTTCGCGGCGGCGTTTGCAGGCGGTAGCGGTACGATTGCCATCAATAAGCGCTACGAAGTCGCACAGCTCGATTCTCAGGCCATTACAGCCCTGCTGGCTGCGGTGCAGTCCGGGAAAATGCTGCTGGTGGATTTCATCCGCTATATGCAGTCAATCGGCCTGGTCGATCCGACGGTAAGCCCGGAGGAAGTGGAAACCGCCCTGAGAGAGCAGAACGACCTTACCGGGAGCCTGAACGATGGCGGCGACGATTAACGACCAGTTGCGCGATGAGGCGATCAGCCATGCGCTCTACGTGGCGCGCTACGGCAACGGCGCTGCCCGCAAGATGATCCGGTTACTCAACGAGGCCGACGCGCTGCTTTCTGCCGAACTGCTGAATGTGCTGGATGGCGTGGACGCGGCTACGTGGAGCGAGCGCCGTCTGGCCTCCCTGCTGGCGTCTGTGCGCCGTCTTAATCAGAAGGCATATAAACCCGTCACCGAAGCGCTGAAAAGCGAGCTGGCGGCGTTTGCGGAGCATGAGGCGGGCTATCAGTTTGACCTGTTTAATCAGCTACTGCCGGAGGCAGTGTTAAACCACGTCGAACTACAGGCCATTACACCCGATCAGGTCTATGCCGCTGCCGTATCGCGACCGTTTCAGGGGCGGCTGCTGTCCGAATGGGCCAACAAACTGGAAGCCGACCGGCTGACCAAAATCACCAACGCGGTGCGCATGGGTTACCTGCTGGGCGAAACCACCGAGACGATTACCCGGCGCGTGGTCGGCACCAGAGCGGCCAACCGCGAGGACGGGGCTATTCAGGAGAACCGGCGTAACCTGGCGGCAGTGACCCGAACGGCCATAGCCCACGTTGCCAGCACTGCCCGGCAGTCGTTCGCCAGCGCTAATAGCGACATTGTGAAGGGCAAACAGTGGCTTTCGACGCTCGACACACGCACGACCACGATCTGCATTGTCCGTGACCGGCTGAAATACACGCTTGACGGGAAACCCATCGGCCATAACGTGCCATACCTGCGCGGGCCGGGCAGGGCGCATTTCTGCTGCCGCTCTACCGAGACGCTGATCCTCAAATCCTGGCGGGAGCTGGGGATCGACATTGACGAGATGGACGCAGGCACCCGCTCAAGCATGGACGGGCAGATACCAGGCGACACCACCTATTCAGAATGGCTACAGCGCCAACCTTACGACCGACAAAAAGCCGTTCTGGGCAAAGAGCGCGCCGACCTGCTGAGGGCCGGGAAACTTAAGGTGCCCGACTTCTTTAACGACAGGGGGGAATTTCTGACCCTCGACCAGTTGCGACGGCTTGAGCCGCGCGCTTTCGAATAATCCCGAGGGGCTGCCAGTGGCGGCCCTTTTTCTTTCCTGCGGCCAGAGGCCGCGACCATCTCGACGGAGTTGATGATGTTCAAATTCAAGATTGATAAAGCCGCCTTTGACGCGCTGCCGGACGAACACAAAGCCATGTACCAGGAAGCCGGAGACGGTTACCAGATGGCTATTGAGGGGCTGCCGGACGTGTCTGGCCTGGAAGCCAAAGTAAACGAACTGCTGGGCGAGAAAAAGGCCGAGAAGGCCAAACGCGAAGCCGCCGAGAAGGCAGCACGCGAAGCGGCAGAGGAAAAAGCCCGCAAAGAAGGCGACGTGACCGCCATCGAGAATAGCTGGAAACAGAAGCTGTCCGACACGGAAGCGCGCTATCAGAGCCAGATCGAGAGCCTGAACGGCTCGCTGAACACGCTGCTGGTGGACAACGTGGCGCAGAGCCTCGCAACCAAATTAGCGGGCGAGGCCGCGCCGGTCATGCTGCCGCACATCAAAAGCCGTCTGGCGGTGGAAATGCAGGACGGTAAGCCGGTTACCCGTGTGCTTGATGCCAGCGGTAAGCCGTCGGCGCTGACCGTTGACGAGCTGGGCGCGGAGTTCAGCAGCAACAAAGCCTTTGCGGGCGTGATCATCGGATCAAAAGCAAGCGGCACTGGCGGCGCTGGTGACCCTTCGAACCCTGTCGGCAGCGCTGACGGGCTGGGCGGCAACGACCTTGTGAGCGAGGCCGCGAAAATTATTAAAAATATGGGAAATGAATAATGACTCTCCACATCTTCGAAGCTCAAGTATCTACCGCCGCCACCGAGCTGGTGGCCCAGCAGGTGCAGCGATTCAATGAGGCTTCCGGCGGCGCGCTGGTGATGGGATCTGGCGATCACATCGGTGATTACATCGAGCGCACCAGTTGGCAGCTTATCGGCGGCCTGGCGCAGCGCCGTAACGCATACAAGGATGGCGACCTGACCCCGGATGAGCTGGGCCAGATTCTGGATCGCATGGTGAAAATTGATGGCCGTATCGGCCCGGTTTCCATCACGCCAACCATGATGAAGCGCATCGGTAAAAGCGTGGATGAGGCGTCTGCCGTGGTGGCTGCGCAGGCTACCGCGGCGATCCTCCAGGATTACCTTAACACTACCTGCGGCGCGCTGCTGGCGGCAATCAAAGGCAACACCGGCATGATCACTGACCTTTCCAGCTCTGAGGGCGTGAAGCCATCACTGGCGGGCCTGAACAAAGGTGCGCGCCCGATGGGGGATGCGTTCTCGCGCCTGGTGGCGTGGGTGATGGATGGCGCGACCTACAACGATTTCATCGACGAGTCGCTGACCAACGCCAGCCGCCTGTTCCAGATTGGCAACGTGAACATCATGCAGGACGGGCTTGGCCGCCGCTTCGTTATCTCCGATATCCCGGCACTGGCAGACGGCGACCTACAGCATGTTCTCGGCCTGACCGCTGGCGCTGCTGCGGTGCAGACTTCCCCGCTTAGCATGCTGGCGCAGCCGGTACTGGGCAAAGAAAACCTGAAAGCGCTGATGCAGGGCGAATACGACTACACCGTCGGCCTCAAGGGTTATCAGTGGGCTGACGCCACTATCAAGTCACCGACCGATGCGCAACTGACTACCTCCAAAAACTGGAAGAAAGTGCGCACCAGCGACAAAGACACCGCTGGCGTGCTGGTGACCTTCGGTAAGAAAGCCGAAGCAAAAAAGTAACGTCCGTAACTGTGAGCGGCCCGGATGGCGTGAAGGTGGGAGAAACCATCACGTTAACCGCTGCCGTTGAGCCTGCCGACGCCGAAAGCTACACCCTCGCATGGTCTGTTGACGATGAAGCTGTCGCGACCATCGACCCGAAAACCGGGGTAATGGAGGGTGTGGCCGCTGGCACCGCCGCCGCTGTCTGTACCGCGCAGAACAGCGACGGCAGCAAGGTAGCCAGCGATGCGCACGCAGTTACGGTTTCAGCACCAGAGTAACGCTTAAGGGGCTTCGGCCCCTTTTTTCATGGAGATCCCCATGATTGATAACGACCCGACTTCCCCGACGTTTAACAGCTATGGCGACGTGGCGGGCCTGCTGGCTTTTGCTTCTTCCCGTGGTTATGACGTGCCGGAGGAATCGGCGGAAATGCTGCTGTTTCAGGCGCTCGACTATCTGAACATCCAGCCCTGGGCAGGAAAGCCAGCGAAAGCGGGCCAGCCGCTGCCGTGGCCGCGTTCAGGCGTAACGATAGGGGGTGAGCCTTTCCCCGACGATGAAATCCCGCAGGCGCTTATTCAGGCGCAATACCGGCTTGCTGTATCGGCGCAGGAAATCGACCTGATGCCGGGCTTTGGCGGCGCGCAGGCGCTGGAAGAAGCGGTGAGCGGCGCGGTTTCCATCAAATACAGCGAGCAGACGCTGGGAACCGGGGTTTATTTCTCCTGGCTGCGCCCGCTGCTGGGGGATCTGCTGGGCGCCGGGGCATCGTCCGTTAACTTTCGCGTGATGAGGGATTGAGCCATGCCGATCAGTTATCCGCGAATGAGGGCGACGGCTAAAAAGTTACTGAGCGGCAACGGCACTACCTGGAAGATCACCCGGCCTGGCGGGGTTGAAGTGATCGCCGGGGTGGAGCACATCCGGCCAGAAACCCGCTTTGATGCCGTCGGCGTTCGCAGTGATTACAAGCCCGCAGAGGTGGACGGCACGCTAATCATCGGTGGCGACGTGCGGATCGTCTTTACCGCCGATCAGGAGCTGCTGGTGGGCGATCTGGTGGATATCGACGGCACGCAATACCGCATCGTTAACCCGAACCCGGTAAAGCCTGCCGATCTCCTTATCTGCTACCGCGCGCAACTGAGGGCATGACATGAGCGAAAACACCGCCTTTATGGCCTCCATAAACGCCTTTGTGGACAGGGCTAAAGCCAACCAGGAGACAGTAGCGCGCGCGGCCAGCCTGCGCATTCTGGCGCGCCTGGTGCAGATGTCACCCGTTGATACCGGGCGCTTTCGCGGTAACTGGCTGGTGGGCTTTAACAACGCGCCGGACGGCACGCTTGCAACGGTCGATAAGACCGGCACCGAAACGATAGCCCGCGGCTCGCTGGTGATTGAGCAGTTTAAGGTGGGCATGACGTCGGTTTACTTTACCAACAACCTGCCCTACGCCTACGCGCTGGAAATGGGCCATTCACAGCAGGCACCGGGCGGCATGGTGCGCATCACCGCCGCCGAGTTTCAGCGTTTCTTTAATGCCGCTGTGCTGGAGGTGCAGACGTGATCCCCGATATCGGCGCGGCCATGAATGCCCGGCTGGGAGCATGGGCCGACGTCCAGAAAATCCCGCTTTTCATCGAGAACTGCCCCGGCGACAAGCCCGCAGGCATTTTCCTGGAATCGTTCGACATGCCCGCCACGCCGCAGACGCTCGATCTCGGCCTGACATGCCACGTTTACCCCGGCATTTTTCAGGTGAACGTTGTTGTTCCGGTCGGCAGCGGAACGAGTGCCGGTCGCGCGCTGGCGCGCCAGGTTGCCGCCCTGTTCCCGGAGGGGCAGAGCGTGCAGGGCGACGGCTTCGCCTGCTGGATAAGCTCCCCGCCCTCCATTTACGCGGGCGTGCTGAATCCACGAAACACCCGCTACTCAATCCCGGTAAGCATTCCTTACCGCGCTGACATTTCCAGCTAACCCGGCACCCGCCGGGTTTTTTATTTCCATCTTTCACAAGGAGGCCAGAATGGGCTTTCAACTTCCTAACGGCTCAACCATTCAGGTTGGCTCTGAGTTCGGCGATGAAATCGAAGTTACCGCCGTTTCTAACGCCAAAGGCGCGGTTTTTACCTGCGCAGAAGGCCACGGCCTGAAAACCGGCGACGAGGTGCTAATCACGTCCGGCTGGCCGCTGATTAACTACCTGGCCGCGCGCGTCTCTGACGTTACGGATAATGACGTGACGATCGGCATCATCGATTCCTCTGATGAAAACTTTTTCCCGAAAGGGAACGGCATCGGCTCGCTGCGCAAAATCACCGCGTGGACGCTGATCCCGCAGATTACCGAGCTTTCACAGTCCGGCGGCGATCAGCAGTACATCCAGATCCAGTTTCTGGAGGATGACCGCCAGCGCAACCTTGCGACCTACAAGGCCGCGAAAACGCAGACCATCACACTGGCGCATGATTCCAGCCTCCCGATCTACGAGGTACTGAAAAAGGCCGACCGCCGCGGCGACACGCTGCCGCTGAAAATGTACGTGCCGAAAGCCACCGAAACCCGTTACTGGAGCGGCACCCCGTCGTTCGACCCGCAGCCGCAGACCGCCGTTAACACCGTTGAGACGGTGCAGGTTTCGTTTGCCGTTAAGTCGATGGATATGGCGTTTTACAAGGATCAGGACGCCAGCAACCCAAAGCCTGACCCGGTGGCAGTAACTGGCGTTACGTTGGATAACAAAACGCTGTCGCTGGCACCGGGCGATAAGGCGCAACTTAAGGCGAACGTAACGCCGGACAACGCGACGAATAAAAGCGTCGAATGGTCATCCAGCGATGAAGCCGTCGCCAGTGTTGATGGTAGCGGCAACGTAACCGCCGCAGCAGACGCCGCAGCGGATGCAACCGCAACGATTACCGCAACCACTACCGATGGCGGCTTCACTGCCACCTGTGAAGTCACGATCACCGCAGCTTAATAACAATGCGCCCCGCAACGGGGCGCTAAGGAACCGAACATGACGACTAAATTTGCATTGCACCCGAACCCGACTTTCAAAGCCGACGTGAAGATCCCGCGCGCTGGTGAAGAAGATGGTGTACTGACCTTCACGTTTAAGCACTACCCGCTCGATCAGCTTGCGCAGATGGAAAAGCTCGATGAAAAGACCGCCATCGACTTTGTGGCTGACATTGCCGCAGCCTGGGCGCTTCCTGACGAATTCAGCCGCGAAAATCTGGAAACCCTTCTGAATAACTATCCCGGCGCGCTGAAAGCCATCACTGAAACCTACTATCGCGAACTGCTGGGCAATCGCGAAAAAAACTAATCCGGGCTGCCTCTGCGTTCTATACGCCTGACCCTACCGCCGATGAGCTGGCCGCCTTTGGCCTGACGGCGGACGACTTCGACGACGAAGTGATCGAGGTGTGGCCCGACTGCTGGGATGCGTTCTGTATTTTCCAGGCGTGCGCCACACAGTGGCGGGCCGGGGCAAGCGGCGCAACCGGCCTTGATTACAACGTCCTGCCCTGGCTGATGAAGCTACACGGCGTAGAGGATGAGGCGGCAGCCCTGCGGGATATCCGCGTAATGGAGCGCGCCGCACTGAACACGATTTACAAAGATCAGGGGGCGGAATGAGTGATATCGCCACAATTTCCCTTCGCGTAAACACCAGCGACCTGGATCGCGGAAACAGAGCCTTAGACGACTTCCAGCAGACGGCCAGTGGAGCCGCGAAGAAGGCCGATGACCTCAACTCCTGCTTTCGGGCTGGTGCCGAGAGCCAGAAAAAAAGCTCGGCCAGCCTGCGTGAGCAAAAGCAGGAATTACAGGCGCTGCTGAATAAAATCAGCCCGGTAAACAAGGCGCTGGATGAGCTGGACACCATCCAGCAGAATCTCGCCAGCTTCCGTGGTAAATCGCTGGTAAGCCTTGAGCAATACGAGCGATACAACGAGATTTTAGAAACCACGCGCACCAAATTACTGGAAACGCAGGAAGCGGAGACGGCAGAAGGGCGGGCGCGACTGGAGCAGGCAAGGGCAGCGCAGCGCGCAGCGGCAACGGCACAAGCCTTTGTATCGTCATTAGAGGATCAGGTAAACGCCATCGGTAAAACCCGTACCGAATTGCTGGAGCTGAAAGCTGCGCAGTTGGGCGTCTCCCAGCAGACGGCACCGCTTATCGCCCGGTTGCGCGAGCAGGACGAAGCCTGGAAGAAAGGTGCAATTAGCGCTGGGCAGTATCAGCAGGCGATGCGCATGTTGCCGATGCAGATCACCGATGTGGTGACGTCTCTCGCATCGGGAATGCCGGTCTGGATGGTGGCTATTCAGCAGGGCGGCCAGATCAAGGATTCTTTCGGCGGTATTGCCGGAGCGCTGCGGGCGCTCATGACGTTCGTCACGCCGCTAAATGTAGCTATTGGCACCGCTGCGGCAGTATTCGGCACGCTTGCCTATAGCGTACTCAAGGCGAATGATGAATTCGTTAAGATCCGCGAAAGCATTGAAAAAACGACGGGGCTTAGTGGTGACTTTTCCGACAAGGTGGCCTTAAGCGTTCAACACCTGGCCGACGTATCCGGCCAAAGTGCTGACGATGTTGCAAAGGCATACATCACCACCAAAGACAGCGCCAGCGACGCTATCGACAAGTTGATCGATGTGGGGATGAACTATGAGCAGGCTGCGGCGAGAGTTAAAGAATACAAGGACGCATCAAATTTCACCGCGCTGAACAACATCATCGCCGACCACCAGCAGAAAGTGGCCGCCCTCGGCGATACCTGGCTGGATGTTGCCGCTAAAAAAGCTAAAGGGCTGGCGATTGGCACGCTGGCATTCTCCACTGGTGCAATGTCAGATATTCAGATGCGCCAGGATGAGATTAAAGGGGCAAGCGTTCGGCAGCGCGCTCTGCAAACGCAAAAGGACATAGAAGAGGTCCTGAAGGCGAGCAGCAAGCACGTCAAGGCGGTTACAGATGAAACGGAAAAGCAATTCTATTCGACCAACCGGATAGCCAATGCGCAGCGCGAGCTGAACCAGTTACTGGAAAACCAAAAAACACTGGCGGGAACCGGCAACGAGGCGGCGCAGAAACAGGCGCAATATCTCATAGACCAGAAGCGGAAAGAGATTAAGCAGCTTCAGGATCTGGAGAACAAAAAAGACAAGTCGAAGGGAAGCGGCACTATTGAGCGCTCATCCGATAATGCCCAGCGCGACCTGCTGGCGCTGCAAGCCGAGCTGGACGTGTTGCAAAAGCACCGCCAGGCGAATGACGTTATCAGCCAGCAGCGACGCAACCTCTGGAAAACTGAATCTGAAATCGCCATTTTGACCAAAAAGGCGCAGGAGGAAGGATTAAGCCAGCAGGAGCAGATCACTCTTGCGGCTGACAAGCAAACACTGGCCTATCGCCAGCAACTGGCAGCCCTGGGCGACAAGGTGGAACAGCAGAAGAAGCTTAACCAGCTTGAGCAGCAGGCGACCAGATTTGCCGAACAGCAGGCAGCAAAGCGCGCTGAAATTCAGTCCAAAATGGATGGGAAGTCGAGCCGGGAAGCTGAGCGTGACGCCGAACGCGACCGCATCAATACAACCTATGCTGCAAACCCCGAGGCGCGCAACCGGGCGATGCAAGAGCTGGAGGCCACCTATCAGAAAGAGGACAAGCTACGCGATGACTGGAGAGCTGGTGCAAAGGTGGCGTGGGCTGACTATGAGGACAGCGCAACTAACACCTTCCAGCAGGTTTACGATTTCAGCCAGAACACCTTTACCGGAATGACCAGCTTCCTGGTAGACTTCGTTACCACTGGGAAAGCCAGCTTTAATGATTTTCTGTCTGATGTGCTGAAAGGGCTTGCGCAAATGCTCGTTAAGATGGCTGAAGTTCAGGCCATGAAATCAGCAATGGGCGCTTTAAAGGGAACGGCAATAGGTGACTTTTTCGGTTTTGCCACTGGAGGCTATACCGGCCCCGGCGGCAAGTACGAGCCAAAGGGGATTGTCCACGGCGGCGAATTCGTATTTACGAAAGAAGCCACCGAACGAATTGGCGTTAACAACCTTTACGCCATGATGAACGGGGCGCCGGGCTATTCTGATGGCGGTTACGTTGGCAAGGCTCCGCGCGCCGGGTTGACTGGCGGATCTGGATCGGTAACTGTTCAAACTTCCGTTACGGTTAACCAGAGCGGTGGCAGTGACGACCAAAAACAGCAGAACCAAAACTCGGCGGCTGTTCAGCGTGCTTATCAGCAAACCATCAACGAATCCATCCGCGCAGGGATCATGAGAGAGACGCGGCCAGGCGGCATTATCTGGAACGCAACAAAAGCCCGATAAATTGACCGCCCGCAAAGAGTTGGGCCAATGCCGCGCTAGGCTTTCCGGTTGCACAAATTAAAACCAATGATACCGGGAGGAACGATGAAAAAGATTGGATGCGCCGTTTTGGCCGTTGGCCTGATTTGGGCCGTTATTGCCTTAAACATGGATGTTACCGTGCTTACCGAAAGCGGGAGAAGGGTTAATAATCTGGGGCTTATCGCCTCGCGGCAAAATCATATCTTCATCGGTGCCTTTATAGTGCTTTGCGGCTTGCTAATGATCTTGTTTGGCAAGGGTGAAAGTGAAAAGCAGGTTAAATGCCCGTTTTGTGCCGAGCCAATCAGCCCAGAAGCCCGCAAATGCAAACACTGCGGAAGTGCGGTTGAGCCTGCAAGTGTGGCAGCGCCGGAGCGCGAGCCGGTCGGGGCTGACTACGTGATCGGCGAAGGGGAAGCCGCTGAACTGAACCGCGCCGCCGTTAAGGCTTTGGCCGCGTCCTATGTTGCCCGGATGCCTCGCCAGCAGGCAAGCGTGATTATGGCAAGCAACGAGCAGGAAATTAACCAGCTTCGCGCCGGGATGCCGCAACTTTGCGCCGAACGGTTTGATGCCGCGCTGGAAAGCGAGCTAACGGCGCTACAGCACGTATGGGGCGCTGCAAAACCCTGAAATACATTATTGACCATCAGACCCGCCCACCGTGGCGGGTTTTTTATTGCCCGGAGGAAACCGGATGGCAATCGAAACCTTTAGCTGGCCGACGCAGATCCAGGCGGGGATGCAGGGCGAATACACAACCACCGTTCGCCGCGCAAAGTTTGGCGATGGTTACGAACAGGTGGCCGCCGACGGCATCAACCCGGAGTTTCAGAGTTGGCCGGTCGAGATGAGCGGCGCGAACAGTGAGATGCTGGCGGTGCTGGCCTTTGTGCGGCGTCACGTCGCGAAATCCTTCATCTGGACGGCGCCGAACGGTGAAACGAGCCTCTGGCGCGTCGATCCTGAATCAATCCGTTCCGCGCCGCTTTCCCGCAACGTAATGACCATCAACGCAACATTCAGGCAGGCATACGCACCATGACCACCACCAACCGCCCCGAAAAACTTTACCGTGATTATCAGCAACTGGAGCCAGGCAACACGATCCGGCTGTTTGAGGTGAGCGGCGAGTCTTTCGACATGCCCGACGTGCTGCGCTTCCATGCCTACAACCTGCCGCACACCGCCGACGAAATTGCCGCGGCGGGTGGCGATGAAAGCAAGCTGGCGGCCAAATCAATCTGGTGGCAGGGCGAAAAATATTCCGCCTGGCCGTGCCAGATAGACGGCATCGAGGCATCAACTGACGGCAGCAGCGCCCAACCGAAGTTAACCGTTGCGAACCTGGATACCTCGATCACTGCGCTTTGCCTCGCGTATGACGACCTGTTCAGAGCGAAGGTGACGATCCGTGACACGCTGGCGCAGTACCTCGATGCGCGCAACTTCCCCGACGGGAACCCCACGGCAGACCCGACGCAGGAGATCCGGCGCGTTTATTACATCAACGGCAAATCGAGCGAAACGAACGAGGCCGTGGAATTTGTCCTGTCCAGCCCGATGGATCTGGAAGGGTTACAGTTGCCACGTCGTCAATTGCACTCCCTGTGCACATGGTGCATTAACGGCAAGTACCGCAGCGGCGATGGTTGCTCCTACGCCGGAACACGCTATTTCGACCGGCTGAATAACCCCGTTGACGATCCGGCGCTGGACGTCTGCAACGGTACGCTGACGGCCTGCAAGCTGCGATTTGGCGAGGCGCAGCCGCTCGACTTCGGCGGATTCCCCGGCACCAGTCTGATCAGGAGCTAAACATGGATGAAACACTGATTCAGGAGATTAAGCGGCACGCGGCGCAAACCTACCCGCAGGAGTGCTGCGGGCTTGTCATTCTGCAGGACGGCCAGCCGCGTTACATCCCCTGCAGAAACACCGCAGACAACCCGGCGGCGCATTTCCGCATCGCGCCGGAGGATTACGCTCGCGCCGAAGATCAGGGCGACGTGGTTGGCATCGTTCACAGCCACCCTGACGCAACCAGCCAGCCGAGCGAGCTGGATAAGGCGCAGTGCGACGTTACAGAGCTGCCCTGGCATATCCTGAGCTGGCCGGAGGGCGATTTACGCACCATCTACCCGCGGGGTGAGCTGCCGCTGATTGGCCGCCCGTTTGTGCTGGGCGTCTATGACTGCTGGGGGCTGATTATGAGCTATTTCCGGCAGGAGCACGGGATCGAGCTGCGCGACTACCGCGTTGATTATCACTGGTGGGAAGCCGGGCACACGGAAAATTTTTATCAGGATTGCTGGTATGAATGCGGTTTCCGGGAGTTCGACGGGCCGCCGCAGCCGGGCGACATGGTGATCATGCAGGTAAGCGCGCCGCGCTGGAACCACGCCGGGATTTTGCTGGAGGGCAACATGCTGTTGCATCACCTGTACGGGCATCAGTCGGGGCGCACACCTTACGGGGGCTACTGGCGTGAACGAACCATGAAGATTGTGCGCCACAAGGATCTGATGGGGGAGGCATGACGCAGACATTAACGAAAATCGAGCTTGGCGGCGCTCTGGCGCGCCAGTTTGGCAAGGCCCACCTTCGGGCCGTCAAAAGCACAGCGGAGGCCGTGAGGGCGCTCTGTTGCACGATACAGGGCTTTGAGAAGTTCCTGAACACCAGCAAACAGCGCGGGCTGGCTTATCACGTATTCCGGGGCAAGAAAAATCTCGGCGTGGATGAACTGGGCTTTCCCGTTACTGGTGAAGTGATCCGCATCGTTCCGGTGATTATCGGCAGTAAAAGCGCGGGCATCGGACAGATGATCTTTGGCGCGGTGCTGGTGGCGGTGGGCGCGGTATTAAGCTTCACGCCGTTCGCTGCCGCGTCGCCATGGTTTTACAAGATGGGGGCCGCAATGGCCCTTTCCGGTGTCGCGCAGATGTTGTCACCGCAGACGCCGGGCCTCGCCAGTAAACAGGACGCCGACAACCGCGCTTCTTATGCGTTCGGTGGCGTGACCAACACCGCCTCCCAGGGCTACCCGGTGCCGCTTCTTTACGGCAAGCGCCGGATAGGTGGGGCGATTATCTCCGCAGGCATTTACGCCGAGGATCAGCAGTAAGTTAAACCAGATAACAGGCCGCCTCCGGGCGGCTTTTTTGTGGGCGCAATATGACAGAAAAAGCGATTCATGGCGCAAAAGGCGGTGGCGGCAGCCAGCACACGCCGAAAGAGCAGGACGACAACCTGCTTTCCGTCGCCAAAGCCAAAGTGCTGGTGGCGCTGGGCGAAGGGGAGTTCGACGGCCAGCTTGATGGCAAATCCATCTTCCTGGACGGCACGCCGCTGGTGAACCCTGACGGGAGCGAGAATTTCCCCGGCGTGAAATGGGAGTTTCGCCCCGGCACGCAGGCCCAGGAATACATACAGGGTATTCCCGGCGCCGAAAACGAGTTCCCGTTGTCGAATATGCAGATCACCACGGAAAAGGGCTGGACGCGCACCTTTGACGACGCCACGCTCTCCGCCGTTCGCCTGCGCATCAAGTGGCCGCAGCTCTTTGAGCAGAAAGATAACGGCGACATGGTGGGCTACACACTGGAATACGTGGTTGAAATGCAGGTTGACGGCGGGAGCTGGCAGGAGGTGCTGAAAACGGCGGTATCCGGCAAAACCACCAGCGGCTACGAGCGGAGCCACCGCATTGATTTACCCGCCGGTAAAACGTGGAACATTCGCCTGCGCAGGCTCACCCCGAACGCGAACAGCGCACGCATCGGCGACACCATGATGCTGGAAAGCTACACCACCATTATTGACGCGAAGCTGCGCTATCCGAACACTGCCTTACTCTACATGGAATTTGATTCGAGCCAGTTTAACGGCTCTATTCCGCAAATCTCCTGCGAGCCGCGCGGGCGTGTCATTCGCGTTCCTGCGAACTATGACCCCGACACCCGCAGCTATACCGGCACCTGGGATGGCACGTTTAAATGGGCGTGGACGGATAACCCGGCCTGGGTGTTTTACGACCTGGTGATCACTGATCGCTTCGGACTCGGCGACCGGCTGGACGCCGATAACGTGGACAAATGGGCGCTCTACCAGGTGGCGCAATACTGCGATCAGATGGTGCCGGACGGCAGGGGCGGCGACGGCAAAGAGCCGCGCTATGTGTGCAACGTCTACGTGCAGAGTCGGGCCGACGCATTCACGGTTTTGCGCGACTTTGCGGCTATCTTCCGGGGCATGACTTACTGGAGTGGCGATCAGCTCGTTACGCTGGCAGACATGCCGCGCGATGTGGATTACGTCTACACGCGCGCGAATGTGGTTGAAGGGCGCTTCACTTACGCCAGCAGCACACTAAAAGCCCGCTACTCAACCGCGCTGGTGAGCTGGTCTGATCCCGATAACCAGTACGCTGACGCGATGGAACCCGTATTCGAGCCGGATCTGGTTAACCGCTACGGCGTTAACCAGCTTGAGATAACCGCCATTGGTTGCACCCGGCAGAGCGAGGCAAACCGAAAAGGCCGCTGGGGCATCCTGACAAACAACCGTGATCGCATCGTGACGTTCGCGGTGGGGCTGGACGGCAATATCCCGCTGCCCGGTTATATCATCGCCGTGGCCGATGAAATGCTTTCCGGGCGTGTGATGGGCGGCAGGATCAGCGCCGTGGATGGCCGGACGGTGACTCTCGACCGCGTGCCAGCGGCGAAAAAAGATGATCGGTTACTGGTGAATCTCCCTGACGGCACCGTGCAGGCCCGCACCATTGCCGCTGTTTCCGGTAAGGCTGTGACGGTCACCGCCGCATGTGAAACCACCCCGGACGCCGGAGCGTGCTGGATGGTTGAGAGCGATGATCTGTACGCGCAGCAGTACCGCGTTACCAGCGTGACGGATAACGGCGACGGCACTTATACCATCAGCGCGGCCTGGCATGACCCTGATAAATACGAGCGCATCGATACCGGCGCAATCATTGATGAACGCCCGATCAGTGTCGTGCCGCCGGGCCACGTCGCCGCGCCGCAAAACGTGAAGATTGAAAGCTTCACGGTGATTAATCAGGGCATGGCGATCCAGACCCTCCACGCCACCTGGGATGCTGTTGAAGGGGCTATCGCCTATGAGGCGCAGTGGCGGCGCGACAATAACAACTGGGTGAGCGTCCCGCGCTCCTCGGTCTGCGGCTTTGATATTGATGGTATTTACGCCGGGAATTACCTGGTGCGCGTGCGCGCGATTAACGCCGTGGAAGTCTCCAGCGTCTGGGGTTATTCAGAGTTAACGACGCTGACCGGCAAGCAGGGGAATCCGCCAAAACCGGTTAATTTATCTGCCGAGTCGCTGAACTGGGGTGTGCGCCTTACGTGGGGCTTCCCGGCTGACACCAGCGACACGCTCAAAACCGAGATCCAGTACGCGGTTAACGGTGACACCGAAAACCCGCTTTTGCTGGCTGATGTGCCCTATCCGCAGCGCGATTATTCACAGCTCGGCCTGAAAGCCGGTGCGCGGTTTATGTACCGCGCGCAACTGGTGGACAGAACCGGCAACGAATCCGGCTGGACTGACTGGATCGACGGGATGGCAAATGACCAGGCCGGGGATTACCTGGGCGACATTGCCGATGACTTTCTGACGAAAGAGGACGGCGAGGCGCTGGTCAGTCAGATAACCCTCGACCCGGAAGCCATCCTGCAGAATGCCCTGCATGGACATGATACGGTGAATCAGCAGTGGAAGCAGTACGGCAAAAACCGCGCGGGCATAGCTCAGGCGCAGACGCTGGCCGCTGATGCCAGCAAGTCCGTTGCAGCGCTGGAAACCACCGTAAACGCGAAATTTGAGGACTTCGAGGCCACGGCTTCCCGTCTGGAACAGGCCACCGCTGATAACTCATCGGCCATCGGCGAGATTAAAGACACCGTGGCCGTTCAGTACGCTGATTTATCGGCAGCGGTAGAAAGCAAAATGGATGCTTACGTTGACGCCAATGGCGGATCGGCTATCTACACCATGAAAACCGGCGTCGAGTACAAAGGGCAGTATTACGACGCCGGGCTGTCAGTGGCCGTGACCGTGAATGGCGAGGCCGTTGATACCCGTGTTGCCATCAATGCAAATCAGTTTGTGATACTGAGCGGCAGCGGCGACAACCGTTATTCACCGTTTGCTGTGAGTAACGGGCAGGTGTTTATGAACAGCGCTTTTATCCAGGACGGCACGATCACCAGCGCCAAAATTGGCTCTTATATCCAGTCGAATAATTACGTGGCAGGCAAAACTGGCTGGCGTCTGGATAAAAACGGTAATTTTGAAATTAACGGAAGCGGCGCTAATGGCCGAATGTTAATTACGAATAACCTCCTGCAAATATGGGATGCAAATAATGTTCTTCGCGTGAGAATGGGGCTTTTCTAATGTCAGGTTTGCAATGCTGGGATGCCAGCGGAAAACTTGTGGTTGATCTCGGTGACTACATGTTGAAGAAGCAGGCAGAGGTAAGGGTGCCATCCAAAACCGGGAGTTATAAGCAGGTTAATATCCCTATAACCGGGGTTACTGCATCTTGTTTTGCAGTGCTGAATACTGACTACATTCAGGATAATACCTGGGTTACAGCCTGCTACGATGGCGGAGTTACTATTTATTTTACGCTTGGTCAGTATTTCAGCGGAACGGCAACCCTTGAAGTTTATTCATATATATAAGCTAAATATGAGCGGATTTGAGGTAAGAAATTCAGCAGGCTCCATCACTGTAAACAGCAGTTATGCATCGCCAAGACTGCTTAATTATGTTGCTTCTCCGAGAATGGGAACAACAGGCGACTGGGGCGGAACAATACCGGATATGGGCAAGCTTGAAAGCCTGGCCTACCTTGAAGAGTCTATTACCCAATCAGGAACGACATATACACAAAACTACCACAAGCCGGGCCAGATAATGTGGTTTCGGCTGGCTGTAGGTGCATGGGGGCTGCCGGGTGCTGATTACTTCATTCCCGGCAAGGTTAATCTGGCATTTACCAGAATGGATGTGCCAGTAGAAAGCGGATATCTTGATGTTTTCGATAGTTCAGGAAAACTCATCTGGTCTGCAAAGTCGGCAGCAACCACGCCACGAATAATCGGGTTTATTAATGTTCCCGCAGGTTATGACCTTTTAAATAAAACGCTGTCCGTTGCCGTGCCGGGAACGCCTTTTTTCCCGTCCGATATGTTTCCTGGCCTGCTTTCTGAAACCTGGGAAGGAGCTGGAGGGCGAGCCAGTCTCGCGATTAAACAGCAATCAGGTAGCGTTTTATTGCGATATGACGCTTATAACAACCCGCCCTATACCGAGACGCCGTTATACGTCCGGGGGTTCAAAATACCCTACGCAATATTCCCGACAATTTAAAAAGTTTAATTAAACCCGCTTCGGCGGGTTTTTTGTTTTCAGGAGTTAACTGAATGGCTAAAGGCACTATCAGCATTGCCAACGGCGCAACCGCGATTACAGGCGAAGGCACCACCTTCACTGCCGAACTGGCCGCCGGTGATTACATCGTTTTCACGGCGGGGCAGGTTGTCTATACGCTGGCGATTAAGTCAGTGGACAGCGACACGGCGCTGACGCTAACCAAACCCTATACAGGCCCGGACGCTGACGGCCTGGCATGGTCTGCGGTGCCGCGTGGCACCATGAGCCAGATCACGATGGAAGTGGTGAATCAGGTCACGGAGGCTTTACGCGGCCTGAACCACGATAAGGATAACTGGCAGCAGGTATTTTCCGAGAGCAATAACGTCACTGTCACGCTGCCCGACGGCAGTGAGTTTAAAGGCCCAAGCTGGCCGTATATCGTTGACCTGCTGGAAGATCTCGATCCTGACCGGCTCCAGCAAATGGTTAATGAAGTAACGGAGGCGCAGAAAAGCGTAAGCGCCGACAAAATGGCGGCAGAATCTGCGCGCGATGATGCCCAGGCGGCGGCGAAGAGCGCCGCAGCAGCGCAGCAGGCGGCAGAGGATGCCGGGGCCAGCGCCACCCAAAGTGCCAGTGATGCGGCCACCAGCGCCAGCGCTGCGGCAGATTCGGCAACATCTGCCAGCGGGTCGGCTGCCGAGTCTCTTAAGCAGGCCGAGCGCGCGCAAGAGCTTGCTGATTCGTTCGACACAACAAAAGTGCTGAAAAAAGATCAGAACCTGGCTGATGTTTCAGATGTTACAGCCGCAAGAAAAAATCTCGGTCTCAGCCCTTCCGATAGTGTCGAATTCAACCTGATAAAAGGTAACAGCGACATCTACACAAGAATGATTTCTGATGATGCGGTAAGGGCACATGCATTATTTTCTGAAATTGTCGGAACTGACGGTGAACTGAAAGCCCGGATAGAGTTATGGTGCGACACAACAAATGGCAACGCGTCAATCGTTAACCGTAACCCGACGGGGGCGCGATTCTTCACGATCAAGCAGAGTGGGGAGGTTGAGCCGTCTGGTCGCGTTATGTCTGGCTATGGCGCCGAGTTTAAGAACAATGGCGAGGTTTTGACGTTACGCCCTACCGGAGCGAACCAGGCAACTTACATGCTTATTCGTGATAGTGATAATTCAAACATCATGCTTGTGGGCAGATCCGGGGCAAGCTATGACACCGTAATGACCAACTATAAATACGGCACAAGTATCACAATGACAGATGCATGGGCCGGGTGTAACAAGGGATGGTATGGCTCAACAATTGAGTCTCGCTCTGGTTACTTAAACTCTAAAGCTATATCTACCACGGCAAACGCGCATCTTTATTTTATTAACAGCGACAACAAAAATCGTGGGGTTATTTATTCAAGGCCTATCGCAAACGGGCAATTAATATGCATCAGGCCAGACAATAGCTCTACAGGCGCGACGGGATCGGAAATGTCGGTCAACGGCGCTACGGGGGAGGTTCGCGCTGTTAAGTTCACCAACATTTCTGACGAGCGGGCTAAATTCTGGATTAAGCCAGTAGAGAGCGCCCTCGATAAGATTTGCCAGCTTCGCGGCGTGACGTATTCGATGCACACTACGACACAAAATACCGCGCGAAATGCCGGGCTGATTGCTCAGGATGTACAGAAGGTGTTACCGGAGGCTGTGACAACTGGCGAAACGGGCACGGTACTTGATAAAAACTGTAATCCAGTGGATACCCCGTTATCACTCGACTACAACGCCCTAGCTGCGCTGTACGTTGAAGCGTTCAAAGAGATGAAAGCGGAGAGTGATGCGCTCAAGGCTGAACTGGCCGAGATGAAAGCGAAAGTCGCCAGCCTCACGGCTTCCAGGGATGCCACCACCAACGATTGATGAACCAGTAGCGGCCCGTCGGGCCGCGCTGTAATTGTGATCGATCATGAAAATATATTCTGCCGCTGCGATTGATAGGCTCCACTGCCTTGATCTAATTTCTTCATGAAACTACTGTATCTATATACAGTATTTTTATGGGGAGGAAATTATGCCGCGCTATTACGAGATTGAAACCGCCTTTCGCCGGGCCATGAAGCTGGACGCCAGAGGCCGCCGCACCGTAACGACTGCCGACTTTGTGAAAGAGCTGGCCGCCGTTAACTGGAACTGGTCGCTAAAGCAGGCAAACGAATGGATGGATGCCTGTCTGACGACGTTTAAAGACATATCGACCGAGGAAGGCGAAAACCGCACCCTGGCGATGTACAACCCGAACGGGGGGATCTGATCATGGGCTTCCCGTCACCCGCCACGGATTACATCGAACGCCGCGTAACTCTCGATGGGATATGCGCTATTGGCATGAATAGCCGTATCGTTGAGACGTCCACCGGCTACGCGGTGATAGATATCAGCATAATGGCGACCATCGGCGCGACCGTTCTTTTCTCTTTATATGGGAATGTGCAATTTGGGTTTATCACCCAACACGGGATCATTACTGACGATGGGGAATCGCTGGAGGGCTCGGCGCTGGATGATGTGGAGATCGCCGGAGTGGTTACGCATACCATTCACAGCGCGGACAGCATCACTGATCAGCGGCCCATAATCTAATAGAATAGATGCGAGATGTTTTTCATTATTTTTTCTATACTAACGAAAAGAGAGCTTTATGGTGGAAACTGAATATAATTTATGTGCTTAGCCGTTAACAAAGGTTTTTATTTTTTTAAAAAAATCAGAAACTTGTTCTTCAAAACCTGCCTCAAGAATTTCAAAGATTCGCTCTTGTGTTAGACCATGTTCCTCACGCCTTTCCTGCAACTTTTTCCAGTAAGCTTTGGATTTTGCATTTTCTGGCGCAACATCGGGAAGCCCATACGGTGAATTTTCTTGTTTATATTTATTGAAAATTTCATCTTCTATATCATCATAGGGACTAAAAATAACATCATCACGATTGCCATATTTATCTTTTGCATCACCATCCAAAATCGCTACTGCATTATGAGGCGCACAAATAAATTGAGTCCAGGCATTGCGCTTCATTAAATCGACAACGTTACTACAGCCGCCTATGTAAATTACCTTTATTCGATTTTTCGTTTCAATAGCAGACAACTTAAGGTTTATATAACTTTCGAGGGTCACGTCTTCAGTAAATATATATTTGTCAAAACCATGAAATCCGAACATTTCAAATTGAATAAAACTGTATGAAACTAGGTTATGAATTACTTCACCATTTTCATTTTTTAGGTAAATGATTGGTGTTCCATATTCATAGATAGTTTTCATAATTGCTAATGAGTGTGTAGTGAAGAGGATTTTTTTATCCTTCTCCAAGCAGATATTTTTAACTGCATTCATTAGGGAAACTTGTGCAGAGGAGTCCAACGACACGTCTATTTCATCAATAATGATTATTTTGCTAGAAGAAGTTATCATTCTGAAAATACTTATAACAAAAAACTCACCTGAACTGAAATAATCCTCACGAATATAACGATTGTCGTCAAGCGGCAAAAAAAAGTATTGCACACCCTTTATAGTGACGAATTTAAGATTCTGGAATTTATTAGCGTCTTTATAGACAATGTTCAGAAAAGCGATTAATTCATGGGCGTCTTCATAGTTTTTTTTGAGGTACATTTCTCGTAGCGTCATGTCAATATTACCCAAGGCTGGAAACTCTGAGAAACGTTTACCATAAGGAATTGGGAGTTCAACGTTTATAAATGACTCATCCCTAAGTATGTCTTTTGTATCAAGATCTCCATTGTTAAATCTGAAAGCGTAAAGTTTTTCTTCAATTTTTATATCTATTTCTGTATTTTCGCTAATGCTAAAGACGGAAGAGGTTTTACTTACGATAGCAGTATCTTTAAGAAGGGCTAAGGCTTTTATAATTGATGTTTTGCCCACACCATTTTTGCTTGTCATACAGATAAGCGGGTCACGTGAAAAATCAAAAGTTACACTAATGTTGGAGAGATGCTGAAGTTCTCTAATATCTACACTAATGATCATTTAAGCAGCTCCTTGCCTCTGAGGAGTTTACTTATGATGGCATTACCATACCTTTTTCGCAGGTGAAATAAATAGTCTTGATCAATGTTATTGATCTGGCTCAGAACGCCTGCGATAGATAAGATAGATGACATTTCATCCATTCCTGTATAATTCATCAGCTTACCTCGATCGGTTCTGAGCAGATGCAGTTTAACCTCAATATCCGTTTTAGTTGCTTTGCTTACCGTCATTTTTCCGTCGTTTAGTATGCTAATGCCCAAAACCTTTCTTTCATATTTTTTTGTGATAACTTTTGTTTTTTTATGATTAATAGAAAGCTTCAATAATGGATCTGATGATAAAATGCCTATAAGGTCATTAGTTATTTCTTTTTTAAGAATTTCATGCTGAGATGAAATGATTAAATCATCTGCATAACGAGTATATATGTATTTTTTATCTTTACAATATGATTCGATAATATTGTCGTAATCAAAAAAACAAAAGTTGCTTATTGATGGTGAGGACGAAAAACCAATAGGTAATCGATTATCGAAAGTGCAGAGATAGACTATCCTTTCTATATTTTTTTTTACATCTTCAATGTCAATGGTGCTTAGATAATCGTAGTACTTGGATAGTTTATTTGATACGGCTTCACTACTGATCGAGGGGAAAAAATTCGATATATCCGTTTTAAAAATAAACTCGCTATTGCAGTGGGGTTTTACGGCCTCGGATATGTTTACTTCTTTTCTATATGAGAAAACAATATCTTCTCGCACAGGCATTTCGCTGAATATAAAGCGCGAAAGAAATGTATGAATGAGTTTTAGTCTATCTGAGCATTTATAAAGATCAGCTTTCGTCCTGCTAAGGGGAATAAGGCGAACTTCTTCTTCTGTACGGATATTATGGAAATCATCAAAATTCTTTTTATGGTTAAAGTAAGAATTAAAAACACTCTCCAGGCTGTTATTTTTCATGCTATTATTACCTGTGATTAGTCTTATAAAATCTTCAGAATGAAGTGCTGAAACCCTTTTGCGGATATATGAAATTATTAAGGCTCCCGCAAGAACTTTACGGGAGCCTTAATAATTTTACAAGACCTTATACTGCCTATAGAGGCTTCCTGATTGACTGGAGATGCTCCAAGTCAGAAGCATGTACTGATTATGACCTCATCCGTTATGTTTAGCAAGTCTTGGCTTTAACTTTGGTATCCGGGGACGATCTAGTAAGGCAACTTAACATTAAGCCATTGTAAATAATGGCAATAAAAGCAGGTAAGATATGTGAGCTACTTATCACATGAGTATAATTAACGTTTTGAAGACACAACTGTTGGATGCATGTACTCTACGTGAAGCCGCGCATCACTCAATGCCGTTCTCCAGCCAATCAGCCCACCATTGCATCATTTCCCGACGCTTATCAAGGTACTGGGCATGGTTATAGATGCCGCGAATATTATTGCGATCAACGTGAGCGAGCTGCCGTTCAATGGCATCCTGAGGCCACCCATGTTCGTTAAGAATGGTACTGAACTGGTGCCGGAAGCCATGACCGCTTGCCAACCCCTCGTACCCGATTTGGCGAATAACCTGTAAAACAGTGTTCTCGCTAATAGGTTTTCGCTTATCATTACGTCCGGCAAACACGAACGGTGAAAGCGAGGTGATGGGTTGAAGATGCTTTAAAAGATCGTAGACCTGCTGCGACATTGGAACCAAATGTTGTTTGCGATTTTTCATCACTTCCGCATCGATTAAGATAAGCCGGTTTTCAAAATCGACGTTCTCCCACAGCATAGAGCGCAACTCTTTAGTACGCATGGCCGTATATTGCAGCACCTGAGTAGCAATGCGAGAAACCACGCTCCCACCATAGCCTGCAAGCGCCTGGTTGAAAGCAGGGATCTGATCAGCTGGAAGAAACGGGAAATTCTTTTTCCTGTATCCCTTCATAGCATCAGCCAGATCAGGCGCAGGGTTATATTTAGCTCTACCGGTTATTACGGCATAGCGAAACACCTCTCCACAGCGCCGACGTGCCTTATTGGCCCGTTCCATTGCACCACGATCTTCGAACCGGCGTAGCACCGCTAAAAGCGTCATGGGTTCTATTTCTTCTAAAGCCATGCCGCCAAGAAACGGCAAAATGTCTGCATCAAACATTCTGCGTAGTTCATCGGCATATCCTTCTGACCACACCTGCTTTTTGTGCTTGTACCATTCCTCGAAGATTGAGCCGAAGCTATCCGGTTTGGTCTCCTGTTGCTTCTTCTTAACCGCAGGGTTAATCCCAAGAGCAAGATCGCGTTTAAGTTCAAAAGTCATGCTTCTGGCATCTGCCGGGCCTATCTCAGGGTATTTGCCGACAGTATGGATTTTTTCTTTCCCGCCAATGTGATAACGAACCTGCCAAACCTTTTTTCCGCTCACTGGCACGTAAAGATATAGCCCATTCCCATCGGCTAAACGGTAGGGCTTTTCTTTAGGTTTGGCTGCGTCGATCTGCTTAATAGTAAGCAT